GCGTAGGCCTGAACGGCCGCTCCGGGGCGGGCGGCAGGGCGGAGAAGCGAGGGAGGGGAACACGCTCCGCCTCGTCCTGCGGGCCGGACTCCTGCGCAGCCGTGGCGTGGTCCTCGGCTACACCCGCGGGGATCCACTGGTGGCCGTCCCACTCCAGCATCCCGCGAGGGGCGTCCGGGTCGACGTGGCCACCGCGTTCGGGGCCATCGCCGAGAGGGACGGCTTTGCGGTCGCCGGGCGCAGGCCGGTTGGCCTGCCGCCGGGCGGCCCACTCCTCCAACGGCTCGTCATCCACGACTTTCTCCTTCCCTGCTCGTGCTGTCAGTCTGCCCGGCCCCGCGCTGTACGCCGGAACTCTCGCTCCGACCGGCGCTCGACGGTCAGCCCAGCACCTGCGCCCCGATCGCGACTCCGAGCATCACCAAGGTCCCGATGAGCAGCACGACGAACGCGCCCGCTCCAACGGCCATCCACGGACTCTGTCGGTACAGCACCCGCCACGCTTCCAGCCCCGTACGGCCGTCGGCCCACAAGCGCACGCCGAACACACTCAGGTTCACCGACACGTACTGCGCGGGCTGGTCGTTCGCGCCGCCGGTCTTCTCCGACTGCTCGCTGATCATGAATAGCTCTCCTCGTCGAAGCGAGCCATAGCCCGCTCGCTGTATCCGTAGAACCTGCCGCGTACGGCGTCGTCGTCGGTGTCCGCCCGGTCAGAGGGTGACCGTCCACCCTCCACGGGTCAGGGTGGTCGATCCGTCCGGAGTGACCGTCACCCGCGCTCCGTATACGGGGAGTTCGCCGTGCTCGATCCACCGCCACCGGATCGCTTCGAGCATGGTGTAGAGGCGGCGGCGGCCGCCCTGGTGGACGGTCGTGCTGCGGCTGCCGGGCTGCGTGTGAGCGCGGGCCCAAGAGCCGTCGGGGTGCAGCATCCACGTCATCCGGCCGCCGTCGTCGCCGGTGCCGTTGCGGTGCTCGATGCCGGGAGCTGTGAGGGACAGCATTGACAACACCTCCCACGCCTGCATGACGTCGAGCACCGGGAACGGGGACTGCGTGACGTCGTCCCCGTCCCGCTCGCGGACCTCGTTGAACAGGTCGTCGAGTTGGGGCGGGTAGTCGTCCCTCGTGCGGGTCGCCATGAACGCGGCGCGGTCCCATTCGATCCGGCCGGCTGCCCCGCCGTCCTCGCCTTTGTCGGCGGTCAGGATCAGCCCGGTACCGGCGAGGGTGGTCACCAGTCGTCCGCCCGGCCGCAGGACGTGCAGCCATGAGGCGGGGACGCGCGGCACGGACACCATGGACACGATCCGGTCGTACTCGCCGGGCAGCTCGATCGCCGCGTCCTGTGTGAGAACCTCCGGGTGGTAGCCGAGGCTGTCGAGGCGGCCCGTGGCGGCCTCGGTCAGGTAGGGGTCGACGTCCACGGTCGTCACGTAGTCGTCGCCCAGCCGGGCGCACGCCAGGGCTGTGCTGTAGCCCGAACCCGTCGCGAGGTCCAGCAGCGCGTGCCCCTCGCGGAGCCGGCCGTGCTCAAGCATGCTGACGACGAGGCTCGGCAGGGTGCTGGATGACGTGGGCCGCCCGGTCACCGCCTCGCCGTCGGCGGCGTGGTCGGCGTGGACTGGGCCGACCCGGGTCACGAGGGTCTGGTCCGTGTACGCGGCGCGCGCCCATGCCGTCTCGTCTGCGGGGCCGTCGGCGGGCGTCCACCCATCGGGGCCGGCGACGTACCAGCGAGGCACACAGAGGTGCCGGGGCGTGGACAGGACCGGCTCGTGCCACGGGGAGGCGGGGTGTACCGCCTGGCGGGCGAGTTCGGCGGCGTGCTGCTTCCAGTCCATCAGACTCCTTGGAGTTCGTCGGCGATCGCCGCGGCGATCGGCTGGCCGGTGGCGCCCTGGATCCAGTCCCATTGCCCGCACGGATTCACCTCAAGGAACCACCACCGTCCGGCCGGGTCAACGACGAAGTCGGCGGCCCCGTAGGTGAGGTGGAGCCGGTCCATGAGGATGCGCATTCCGGCTGCCACGTCGACGGGAACCGTCGTGGTGGTGTAGGTGAGCGAGCCGTAGTCGGCGCGCCAGTCCTCGAATGAGGCCTCGCTTCCCGCGTGGATGGCGGCGGCGAACATGCGCTCGCCGACCACGGTCAGGCGTACCTCGTGCTCCTTGCTGACCCAGCCCTGGAAGAGGTGGGCGGTTGTGTGGATGCCTCGCAGGTCGGCGAGGTCGGCCGCGTTCAGGCGCTGCGTGTACACCGACTTGAGCTGACCGTCCTCGATCAGCACAGGCGAGGCAACCGGCTTGCACACGATGTCGCCGACCTCGGCGGCGAAGGCCCGTACGGCGTCGGGCCGATTGGTGATCAGGGTGGGAGGGATACGCAGCCCGCACGAGCGGGCCGCGTCCAGTTGAACCGGCTTGTACTCGGCGCGGGCCATGAACGTTGGATGGTTGACCCACCGGCAGTCGAGCGCGGACAGGACACCGCCGAGGCCGGCGCGGGCCTGCGCTGCGGCGAACCGCTCCTCGGGGCCGGTCATGCCGTCGGGGAACTGGAACGCCCCGGGGGCGCGGTAGTACACCGCGCCGACCCGGGACAGGTCCACCGTGCGGTTCACGGTGGCCAGTTCGCCCGTCCATCCGTGCCCCCGGTCGATTCGGCCGGTCAGCGATATCTGCTGGGGGAAGTCGGCGGTGTCCATGCGGAACACCTCGACTCCCCGGCCGGTCAACTCGGTCACGACGCGATCGGTCGGCCAGTCATCGTTGGCCGCGATCACCAGGACAGGCAGGGACATAGTTAGTCCTTCGCCCCTTCATCCAGCGGCGGCGGGTTGCTCGTCGAGCCGTCCGGCACGGTCGGGCTGTGGGTGTTGGCCATGCACGTCAACAAGCCCCCGTCGTAGGACAGGTTGACCTGCCGGTCCCTGTCGTAGAAGTGGGCCGGGATGACGGCGGCCCCGGTCGAGTCCGGGGTGCGGGCGAACCGCAGCGCCCACGGCCGGGTCTGCGGGTCGGACGGCGCCTCAGAGCTGTAGGGCGTCCGGCCTCCGGGCGGGGTGAGCGGGAACGCCTCACGGTCCAGAGCTGTGGTCACAGTCTTCTCCAATCAGTTGCGATACGGGCTTGCGATTCGGGCAGTTGTCCTCGCGCTGTCATTCGGTAGTGGTGGCGCCCTCGCCGCCCTAGAGGTTTTCGAGGGTGTGGTTGCGGACGTGCAGGATTCGACTTTCGGAGCTGGCTGGGCACTAGCTCTACCCATTCTTTCCGCCGAACTTCCGTCGGTTCTTTCGACTCTTGCCCCTACCGCCTCTGTTGAGCGTGGCGCGTTCCGGAGGCTTGGTAGCCAAATGCCAGGCGTGGCACCAACGACACCTGTACGAGTATTTGGGTGTCGACTCCGAGGGCGGCCGCTTCAAGAATGTAGACGCCATATCAGAAAGCCAAATAGAGGCGTCCTCTTTACTTTCAAATATGCGCTTCCCAGTCTCAGCGCAACGGGCGGGCGGCGTTTCAGTCACAAGCACGTCCGCCTTGCGCGTAGGTCGGTCATGGTCTTCCCCTCTTACGGGTGTCGTCGGGCATCTTGCATGCTCGGCACGATCAGGCACGGCCTGCGCGCCGAGGTTGTGCGCCGCCTGGTGGCCGGACTCGTGGACCGATCACCAGGCGGGGATCAGTTGCGTTGCAGAGCCCGGCGCGGGGGGTGTCCTATCCGTGGGGGATCACGAGTCGGGCAGTTGTCCCCGCGCCGGGGCTTGAGGTGGCCGCCCGCCGTCCTGAACCGGCGGGCGGCCGGTGTGGTCCCCCTCGGGGGGGGGACCGGCCCGCGCAGGGTCTTGCCCTTCCTGCTGCGCGGGAGCTTGTGGGGGACGGCAGTTAGACGCTCATCCGTTGCTCACTGGCTGGTTCGCGAAGCGGGTCGTCCGCAGCCATCGCGTGCAATTCATCCATGGACACCGGTGTGACGCCGTGGAGGCTGACCACCGTGAAGCTCGCCAGCGTCCACCGGATGCGTTCCTCGCTGACGTGCACGTGCGTGAGGTCGAAGGGGCGCTTTCCAGGACTGGGCAGCGGAGCCAACGTCACGCGGTCGTGCACCACTCCGGCCACACCCCAGAGCGGGCTGTACGTAACGAGCGCAGCCGCCCACCCTCGCTGGAGGTGCGGGCAACTCTCGATCGACTCGACAGCGCAACTCGGGTGGACGGGTGGCGCGGCGGTCGTCTCGCCTTCACCGATTGGCGCGGCCCCGCCCAACAGGTGCAAGGTCCGCTCATCAGCTCGCGAGTCGAGGACCGTCACCCCGCACACTTGGCACAGGCTGTACCTCATGGCGCGCTTCTGCCGAAGCGAGTTGATACGGGCGAAGTCGGGACGGCCACGACCTCGCGCGAGCGCGGCGCGCACCCACAGCGCCTCGTGCCGACGGTCTATGACGGGGTTCTCTTTCTCGTAGCCGATGCCCTCGCCGCCGCGTCCGACGATCCGGACGATCTTCGGGTGGGCAACCTCCTCAGCAGTCCACCGCGTGATGTAGGGCACGCGAATGCCGTTCCAGTGGTCCACGGCGGGCCCCTTCTCCCTGTCTGCTGTCGTGGGGGTGCGTGCCGGCGTCATGCCGTCGCCTTGAGGCACTGGGCCGCCACGAGGCGCTCCAGGAGCTCGTTCAGGGTCCAGGCCATCCGGCGCAAGTGGCCGACGGCCTGCAAGTGCTGCCCGGGGAGTTCTTCGCTGCGGATGGCACGTCCGGCCGCGACCAGCTCGGCGACTTCGTCGTCCTGGCGGTCCGCCTGCGAGGTGACCGCCAGGTTCACCAGCCGCATGAGATGACCGCGGAGCCGCAGCGCGACGTCCTCCACCTCATCCTCAGTCGGCGTGTAATCGTCCAGGACGACCGCCAGATCGTCGAGTAAGGAGCCGTCCACGTACGGCTGCCACCGCTGCACCTTCTTGAGGACCCACCGAAGCCGCTCGGGATCAAAGGGCTCGTCTGCCTTCCTCACCGAGTGGCCCCACCGGGGGACGGCGGCCGCCGCAGTCACGACGCCTCCACGGTTGGGACGTTGAGACGGCACCACGTGGTCGCGCCGGCGTCCCTGGTGCCCCAGGTCCCGCCGTTCTCCTGCACGATGCCCTCAACGAGCGCGAGCCCTCGCCCGGACTCGGCGTCCTCGTCCGCCGGCTTGGGGGCGGCGTATCCCGGCATGCCGTCGCCGACGGCGATATGCAGGTCGCCCTCCTCGACGGTGATGGTCAAGGTGATCTGCGTGGTGCCAGAGTGCAGGAGCGCGTTCGTGAGCAGCTCGGAGACGATCAGCATCGCCTCATCGAGGAGCGCGTCAAGGCCGCAGTATCTGAGCCGGGCGGCCGTGATCCGGCGCATGACGCCTACGCGGCACGCGTCCTCTCTTAGGGGAAGGGCGTTGCCGGGTCGGGGGGTGACGCGGAAGCGCTCGCGCAGCACGTCGCCGCCGCGGTGGGGGGCCGTGCGAATCGGGCGTACGGCTGTCGTCGTCATCACGTCCTCTGGGGGGATCGTGAAGCCGACCGGACAGCGCGCAGGACTCCGCGGGGCGCGGTGGGGGGTGCGCTGCAACCCTCGGGTGGCGTCAGCAAGAGCGCGTCGACGGGTGCGCTGCTGGGCCGGGAAGTGCGTCATCGTCATGGTCGGCTCCATGTCGAAGTTGCGTGTTACGACATGGTGCTGACACAACTAGGCCCCAGCTATCACGAGTTGATGATAGCTGGGGCCAAAGGTTCACTCAGTGTGATGCGGCTCCGAGCCAAGATCCGTACGACAGGAAGGTATCCGGCAGGCGGCGGTGCGCGGCCTCCAGACCGGCGTACGTCTCGCGCACCGTCGGGTGGTACTTGGCCTGTTGCGGAGCCGTCTTGCGGGCCTTCAGCAGGCTCTTGAAGGAGGCTTCGGTCTTGCCGGTCCACATCTGGGCCCGGGCCACCTCCGCCCAGTGGTGGCTGGTGCGCGACTTGGGCCAGTCCTCCGGGATGGTCAGGCCGTCCGTCGCCTCGACCGCCTTCCCGTACTGGTCCAGCTCGGCCAGCACGGAGACGCGGTGCACCTTCACGTTGGTCGGCCCGAACGCCAGCCAATGCACCTGGACGGCCTCGCCCACGCCCTCGGCGATGTGCTCGGCCTCGGCGAGGTGCGACAGCGCCTGAGTCTCATCGTGGGCACGGCCGGCCATGACGGCGCCGCCGAGGTGCAACTGCCCCGTGACGATCCGGCGCTCACGGGTGTCCTCTGCCTGCCCAAGGGTGGACAGCCCGAGCGTGACGAGGCGCTGACCGGTGTGGTACTTGCCCTCTCGCAGGTACGTGAGCGCTCGCAGGTACTGGTACATCCCGCCGAGGACGGCGCTAGAACCGCGCTGCGCGGCCCAGTCCATGCGGGCCAAGGACAGTTGCGCGAGGTCGGAGAATCCGAGCTTAGCCGCCACGTCGTAAGACGTGCGGTAGCACGAGGCGAGGGTCAACCACCCCTCGGTGTTGCCGTGCGTGTGGGCCGCGGTGGTGGCCTCCTCGATGAGGCCGGCGACGTTGCTCGCCGCCTTCTTGATGTCCCCCGCGCGGACATCGGCGCACAACTGCTCGGCGTCCGCCCACAGGTCCGCGTGAGGCCGAACCTGAATGTCGGGGTCCGGGCCGAGGTCGTAGACGTCAAGGGCTTCCCGGATGGGCCGTATCAAGACGTCGAGTTCGTCCGCGCGCAGCTCGGTCGCGTAGGGCTGACCCACGACCGTGGAGACGTCCGCGCGCATGGCTCGGGCGCAGGCTGCGATGACGTGTGGAGTGGCGGGGATGACGCCTTGCTCTGTCTTCGTGAGCGTGCTGTACGGGATTCCCGAGAGGTCCGAGAGAGCCCTCTGGGTGAGGTGGCGTTCGCGGCGCAGTCGTGCGATGCGTACGCCGGTGTGGTCTTCGGGCAGAGCGTGCATACTGGCTCCTGTTCTGCTTCGACACCAGAACAGTACCCGCGGTCGGCTCCGTGGGTCACGAACGAGCCTCACTCCTCCGGGGGTGAGGCTCTTCGTATGCCGCTGTGTGCCGCCACGGCCCGGGGCGACCACACTCGGTCAACCGCCGGGCAGGCCGGGCCCGTTGTCAGGGGTTCCTCGTATCGTGAGGTCGTGTCCCCCTCGACCTGCCCGAACGGGTCCTGCTGCCCTGCCCCGGAAGACATCAACGACCTCATACGCCGCCTCATGGACGAGCCTGCCACCCCGGATCGCGCCGAGCGGTATCAGCGGCTGCTCGCTCAGTGGGCCGCCGTCACACGCGTCGACGTCGAGCCGGCCGCCTGAAACGCGTCGCCCCCGCCTGGTCATCCAAGCGGGGGCGCACGTTCCTGCGTAGCAGCAACCAACTGCAAAGGACAGAAGCACGGTAACGGCGGGCACCGACATCCCCTACGGGCGCCCTCAGCGGCCGGGGTGAGCCTGCTCGAAGTGGTCGACGATCGCGGCCTCGATGCGCGCCCGGAATGCCTCGGCGCGGGCGTTGGCCTGCGCCGTGAGCGTTTCCTCGAACCGGTCCGGGTCGAGCGGCAGGACGAGCGGCTCCAAGGCCGCGTCACGGCCCGGGTGCTCGTCGTGGTGCCAGTCGCAGCCGAGCGGGCACCCGAAGCGCGTGGTGCCGCCGAGCCGGCCCCGCGCGTCGTCAGGGTACGTCGGCATGGGGATGATGCTCGGCTCGGGCCAGGGCGCCGTCTCGGCCGTCCGGCGGGCCTCTTGCAGCTCGGCGTACATCTGGGCCGGCGTCTGCTGCGGCAGGCGCGCGAGCACGGCGTCGAGGTCGTCGGGTGCGTCCATGCCGGTCAGCATGGCAGAGCCCCACCCCCCGGAGCGGTTGAGGGGCAGGGCTCAGTCTCTGGGCCGGCTTACGCGTACTGCCGTCGAAACGGGCTGAGCCCCCATGTCTGCGGCTCCGTCGTGGGGTCGTCGGGCTGCGGTTCGGTCGGCTGGCAGTCGTAGCGCGGGGCGTCCGTATCGAAGTCCGTGACGGGCGTGCATCGGTAGGTCTCGCCCTTGTACGTGAACGTCCACTCGGCGGGCGGCTTGCCGTCTTCGCCGTCGGTTCCGTCGCGGCCGGCCGGTCCCGCCGACCCCTGAGGTCCTGGTGACCCTGTGGGGCCTGGCGGACCGGCGACGGTGGAATCGGCTCCCGCCGCGCCGGACGGGCCCGGCACCGTCGAGTCGGCGCCGTCTTCGCCGTCCTTGCCTGCCGGACCGGCGGGTCCGGACGGGCCCGGTGACGGCGTGATCGTGGGGGCGGCCTTCCCTGGCTCGCCTGAAGGCCCGCGCTCGCCCTGGGGACCAGCGGAGCCGACCCCGCTCTGGCCGGGTTCCCCTCGTGATCCAGGGGGCCCGGCGATGGGCTTTCCGCCGAGCTGCTCCACCTGCTTGGCCAGCAGATCACGGGCCCGGTTCGCGTCCCGCAGATCGTGGGACATCGTGATGGCCTGCACGGAGAGCCAGCCCAGGAGCAGCAGAGCCCCGGCGCCGGTGAGCACGATCAGCCACTCGGCGCGCGGCAGCCGGAACTTCCTGAGGACGCCGGTCACTTCGACACCACCGCCCAGACCGAGATCGCCGCCGCGAGCAATCCCATGAGGACCGGCACGATCGCCTGATACAGGCGGGCCTGCCGCTCCCTTTCACGCCGGTCCCGTTCAGCCAACTGGTACTTCTCGAACGCGTCTTCTACGGCTTCCCTCGCGCTGATCTCCTTCTGCAACTCCTGCGAGAGAGAGGTGATGCGCTGGTCGGTGTGAGCCGACTGCAAGGTGTAGACCTCAGCCGACACCAGCCGGTCGAGACGGCGATTCAGCCCCGCCATCCCGTCGCGGAACTCGTCACGCATGGCGTCCACCGTGCGCCCGAGTTCCCCGACGCTCAGGTCATCAGCCACGCCGGCCGCCGAACTTGGGGAGCGGCCTGGAACCCGCTGCGGGTGCTCATGTGCGGCTCTGGCGGATCAGTTCGGCGACGTCGTCCGTCGGCTTGTAGTGCGGCGGCCGGGCGTACCCGAGCAGCGCGCCGACAGTGCCCCTGAGCCAGACAGGGCCGCCGAACTTCTCGGCGGCTCGCTCGACGAGCCGGAACACGACGTAGTACGTGCCCGCGGCGGCGAGCGTCACGGCCGCCTGCGCGGTGTTGCTGTTGAGCGAGAAGCCGAGGCCGGTCAGGGCGACGATGATCCAGCCGGCGACGAGCGGGACGACGGTGCGGAGTATGGAGGGGAACAGCACGTCAGGACTCCTTGAAGACGAGCGCCGTCAGGACGGCGCTGGTGACGGTGACGGGCGCATCCGACTGGTTGAGCAGTCGCACGCGCATGCCGCGTCCGGCCCCGATCCGCTTGACGAGCGGCACGACCGCGAACGAGCCGCCCGGCGTGCCGACCACCTCGTGAATCGGGTGGTCGGCTTTGAGGGTGTCGCCGTCGTACTCGCTCATGCGGACCTGTACGACGTGGCCCACGGCCAGGCCGTCGAAGACCAGGCTGACGCTGCCCGCGAAGCGAGCGGCGCCCCGGACGAACACGCTGCCGTCCGTGCCGTGGTCGCCCTCCTCGTCGTTCCACTCCTTGGTGTACTCGATCGAGTCCCAGGCGCCGGGCTTGAGCGCGAAGGGCTTCGCGAGGCCGAGGTTCACGTATCCGGGCATGTCGGTGTCGTCCTCCTTCGGGGGCTGTGTCTGGCCGTTGGCGCGCGCGACGATCCCCGGGAAGACGACGTCGCGGAACTGCCGCACGCGGGCGTCTCCGGGGCACGTGTGGCCGTCGGGGTTCCACTCCGGGAACATCCGGTGATAGCCATAGCCCGGATCCTCAGCGGACCGACACAGGCGCAGCGGGATGCCGTGCTCCTGGTGGAGCCAGACGCCGACCCGGATCAGCGTCTCGACCTGCTCAGCGGTCCACGGGTCCGACGCCTGGAGGTTGGACGCCGACTCCAGGGAGACGGCGCCCGTGCCGTCGGAGCGCCGGTTCGCCGCGGCGTTCGCGTCCGCGCGGGTCTGGGTGCCGATGTACTGCCCGAGCGACCCGTCATAGCCGAGCCCGAAGTGCGATTCGAGGTTCGTCGAGTCGCGCCAGAACTCGTAAGTCCGCTCGGGCGTCCACGGCGCAACGATGCTGTGCACGATGAACTGCGTCGGCCGGATCGCCGCTTGCGCGTCGCTCTCGGGCTGGAGTTCCATCTTCTTCGCGAACGGACACCAGGACATCAGGCGGTCACCTCGTCCGACGGCGTGTAGCCGGACAGCGTCGCCGCTACCGCAGGGCCGAAGCCGGCCGCGATCAGCGCGTCGTATGCGTCCTTCCGCTGTGCCGTCTCCGCCGCTACAACGGCCGCGTCACGCTCGGCGGCCGCTGCTTCGAGCGCCTCCTTTTTCGCGGCGTACTCGGCCGCCGTCAGCAGCGTCGCGCCCTCCGGGGGAACTGGGTCAGCCGCAGTCGTGACGCGCTCCGTGAGCGAACCGTCCGGGGCCGCGTAGTAAAGCGTCTGTGTTGCCATGACCAGAGTTCCCGTCAGTTGAAAAGGTTGGACCAGGACCAGGCCCGGATGGACTTCTGGATGCGGGTCAGCGTCGCGCCCCCGGTGCCGCGGCTGACGTTGACTTGCATGGTGATCGTGCGCGTCTCTCCCGGGTTGAGCGTGAACACCGAGAGCTTGTTCGTCTGCACGTGAGTGCTGATGATCGTTCCGCTGCCCTGGTTGCCGAGATAGCTCATGTCGTCGCCGTCGATACCGGCGCTGGCCCCCGAGTTCGGCGGCAGCGTGAACTCCAGGTCGATCTCTCGGAAAAGCAGCCCGATCGCTCGTCGGCACGGGTCCGGGTTGGTGACGTCGACGGAGATCGAATCGACCACCACGGACGGCCCGCTCGGCACCACCATGGGAGTGCCCAGAGCCGTGTTTTCCTGGTTGCCCTGGAAGTCGGCCCAGTACGCCGGGTCGGCGTGCAACTCCCCCGTGGCCGGGTCGCAGTACACGCCGCTGCCGTTGGCCGCGATGTCGCACGCGAACGGCCACGGCTGCCCGTTGACGGCGAGCGGGGAAGCGGCTGCGCCGGTACCCGTCAGGCCGCAGCCGGTGATGACGTTCGCGGGTGGCGCCGTCGCGTCGATGACGTACGGGTTGCCGGTGGAGCCCGCCCCCGTGACGGTGGTGTTGGCGCCGGCGGTGATCACGCAGTTGCACTGCGCGCCGCCGCACTTGCACGAAGCCATGTTCCCTCCGAAGGAGTGGAATCCGGCTCGGCCCAAAACCAGCAGCGGCCCCCAGTTTAGGGCCCGGCGATCACGCGCCCGGAGCCCCTGCGGACGTCAGTCGAGGTCGATGACGCCGCCAGGGTCGAGGATCGGGCCGGGCGGCGGCGTGTACCCGGAGAGACGCTGAGCGACGGCGTCCGGCAGGATCGCGGCGAGCGCGAGGTACGCGACCTTCGCCTCGGCCTCTTCGGCCTCTTGCTGCTCGGCCTCCGCTGCGGCGCGCGTCTCCTCGATGACGCCGAGCGCGGTCGCGTACTCCTCGGGCGAGATCAAGACCGCCCCGTCCGGAGTGGGCAGGCTCATGCCCTCGGAGAGCGTCACCTGACGGATCCGCCCGTCGGTGAGCTGGTAGTAGCGCGTCGTTGTGGTGGTGGTCTCGTCCACAGCACAGGCCCCGATCAGCTCAGAGGGATGGAGAACAGCCACGCGCGGATGGTGGCCTGGACTCGGGTATACGTCGCGCCCGCGGCGCCCCGGTCCGCCGTGATGGCCAGGCTGATGGTCTGCGTGCCGCCGGCCGGAATCACGAGGTTGTGCTGCACGCTGTGCTGCGAGTGCCATGACGGGATGGCCTGGCTGCCGCTGTTCTTGAGGTAGTTCACCTCGTCGCCGTTGATGCCCGAGGCCGCGGCGCCGCCGTTGGCCGGAAGCTGGAACTCGACGTCGACCTGCCGCCACGCGATCACGAACGCGTCGCGGCACGGGTCCGGGTTGGTCATGGTGACGCTGATGGTGTCGATCGTCGCTTCGGTCGCCGGCACGGCGTTGTTCGACGAGAACACGTCGTTCACGGCCACCTCGCGGTAGCGGGCCCGGAACGGCGGGTCGGTCTTGAGGCGGCCGTTCGACGAATCGCAGTAGACGTCGCCGCCGTTGGCAGTGATGGCGCACGCGAAGGGCCACGTGCCGACGTTGGCCCTCAAGGGCGCGCTCCCTGAGCCGTCGCCGAGCAGGCCGCAGCCTCGCTGCACCGTCGCCGCGCCCGCCGGTACGAACAGGCCGTTCGCGTCGACGACGAGATTGTTGCCGGGCGTCGACGAGATGTCGGCACCGATCACGCCAGTCCCCGCGTCGAAGGTGATCCCCGGACCAGCGGAGAGGCATCCCCGTACCTCGGCGCAGTTCATGACCGCGCTCACGACGTACGGGTTCGCCGTCGAACCGGCGCCTGTGACGCTCGTGTTGTCCCCGGCCTGCACCACGCAGTTGCAGCCGCCCCCGCCGCACTGACACCTGGCCAAGACGACCACCTCTCAAGGTGCGTTCTTGGCCCGGCCCACAACCAGCGGCTACCGCTCAGTCTAAGACGCGGCGATCAGCGGCAGGTCAGCCGTAGAGGTGCACGATCACGCGCCCGTCGGTGCCGCCTCCGCCGTCGACGGCGCCCCCGAAGGAGACGGCGCCGCCCGCGCCCGCACCGAAGCCGCGCGGCCCGAGCCCGTTGCCTTGCGTGGTGCGTCCGAGTCCACCGGTGCCGAGCTGCGAGTCGCCTCCGAAGCCCGCCATGGCGGCACCGCCGCTCAGGCGGATCGCCGACCCGGAGGCGCCGCCGCCGATGGCGAAGTCGCCGGTTCCCGCGAACGGGCCCGCGATGCCTTGCGCGGTGCTCGGCGTCGTTCCTGACGGCATGTTGTTGGTGCCGCCGCCCCCGCCCGAGGCGATGACGAGGCTGCCGAAGGAGGACGGTTCGCCGTCGCCGCCGTCGGTGGTCGACGAGCCCGCAATTCCACCCGCACCGACCTTGATCGGCACGGACGCCGGGAGGTCGGCGGCGTCGATCAGCGACTTCGAGTAGCCGCCGCCCGCGCCGCCCGGCCTGGCGACCGCCTCGCCGGCGTCGGCGTTCGCGCCGGCCGAGCCGCCGCCGGCGCCCTGGACCTCGACCTCGACCCGCGCGAGCCACGGATAGTTGGCTTTGTTGAACGTGTACGTGCCCGCCGCGTAGGACAGGGTCTGCCGCAGGCCTTGCGTGCCCGGCTTCAGGCACAGTTCGCCCGAGGCCGGGTTGACGGTGAAATAGGTCTCGCATGCACAGGCGCGCGCCATCGGAGCCCCTCGGGGAGTCGCACGTGCCCGGCCCACAACCAGCGGCGACGATCAGCTTACGGCGGACGTCTGCGCGCCTCACAGGCCCGCAGAGAAGGCACCAGGCGGCTTCGGGACGGCAGCCGGCTCCCCGCTCGCCGTGAGGTGCACCTGAACGCCCGCCGTGGCAGGGACGAGCGGCAGCACGCCGAGCCCCAGGAGCGGCTGTGTCGCCCACACGCGGACCGTCACGCTCGTCGCTGACACGGCTTCCAGTGCCGCCGTCACCGTGCGGTCGTCGGCCGGGTTGGGGTCGACGGCGAGTGCGCTGATGACTGGCGGCGCGGTGAACGGCGTCTCGAAGGTCCAGAGGGCGCGGCCGTCGGCGCCGGTCACGACGACCGCCGCGGCAGGCGGTGCGCCGCGTTCGCCGCGCGGCCCCTGCTCGCCGGGCGGTCCCGGCTCGCCCTGCGGTCCCACCTGGCCCTGGGGTCCTTGCGGGCCCCCCTTGCGGCCGGTGCGCTCCAGGTCGCGCAGGACGCCGCCGAGCGGGTTGTCCGGCAGGCGCCGCGACGCCGGTCCCCTGTACGCCATCACACGTCTCCTTCGGCGCTCACAGGCCCGAGCTGCACCTTCACCGACTCGCCGTCCCCATCGGCCGTCACGTGCAGGCCGGTGATCTTCATGCGCTGCGACACGTCGCGGCAGGTGGTCGTCGTCGCGAGGTCGACGCACCAGCCAGGCACCGCCCGCGCGACGTCGAGGCCCGCGTCCGAGGACAGGGTGACCTCTTGCGTGTCGATGTAGACCGGCACGGGCAGCGAGGCGTTCAGCCGCGACTGCGCGGCGGCGGCCGCCGATTCGTTGTCCATGATCGAGGTGTCTTGGATGCTCCGCTCGATCAGCCCGTAGTACGGGTGGACGCCGCCGGCGACGCCCTTCACCCCGCTGTCGTCGCTGCCGTACACCACCCACCGTGTGGCGAGCGCCGTCCCGTCCTCGGCGACGCTCAGCCCCTCGGGCAGGTCGGCGTCCGTCAGCAGGCCCACGCTCGCGCTCCAGTCGTCGGGGAGCAGCAGGATCGAGTTGCCGACGGCGGTGAAGTCCAGTCCCGTGTCCGCGAGGTCTTTCAGGTGGTCGCCGGTCTGCCCGATGTCCTCGGTGTACTGGCGGGCCCCGGACACCCCCGATTTCGCGAGGACGTTCACCGTGTGGCCGGGGTCGTCGGGCAGGAAGCCGTCCTCGATCAGCCACGTCGCGATGTCCGTCAGGTCGGTGCTCGTGAATGCCCGCGTCTCGTGCGGCGTGCGCCGGTTGAGGATCGCGATGATGTCCGCGGCGTTGATCTCGAATCCGCCGAGGCTCCATTCCGCGGTCAGGATCGGCCCGCCCCACACGTAGTCGCCGTTCCGGTAGATGTGCAGCCAGTTGCGCCACGACCGGACGTCGCCGAGGGTCTCGCAGCAGTCGAGGTCTGGGACGACGACGACGCGGCCCGTCGACGCGTCGTTCAGCACGCGCGTGAACTCGACCTCGGTCACGGTGACGAGGTTCGACACGATCGCGCCGTCGCGGTCCGCGACGACCGCGTGATACTCCGCCGCGCACCCGAGCCCGCTCAGCCCGGCCATCAGGAAGCCCGCCCGGACACGGCGAAGGACACCGTCGCGTCAGCCGCGGGCGGCACGAACGCATCGGACTCGATGCACAGGCAGAACTCGGCGCAGTTCAGCACGGGCCACGTCGGCGGCGCGCCGCCGTTGCCGTAGACGGTCGTCGCCGTCGAGCACTGCCGGTTGCAGTCCAGCGTCGCCCGGCTCGTCTGCCCGTCGAGCAGCAGTTCCCCGCCGGCCGGTATGAACCCGATCTCCCACCGCGCGTAGGGCTCGCACCGCTTCCGGTCGGCGAGCTCGGCACACGTCAGGTTCTCGTCGGCCTCCGTGCGCTGATACAGGCTGATCGTCAGCCGCCGCAGGTCTTCACTGCCCGCGAAGACGTTGATGATCGGCACGTCGTCGATCCACCCGGACCGGTTCGACAGGTCGATCGCGTAACACTCCTGGTTCGTGGCGAGCGCTTCGCAGAAGCAGGTCTCGGGCGCTGTCGGGACCGGCGGGGCGGGCGGCAGGCAGCTCGGGTCGGCGCACGCGTCCTGACTGTCGACGCACTCCACGAGACGGCAGTCCGCGCACGGCACGCCGGGAGCGTGGATGCACCACTCGATGCACTCGGCGTCGTCATCGGTCGGCACGCCGACTTCGAGGAGCGGCACCTCGTCCGTGTACGCCCACGGGGTCGCGGCGGTCAGGGTGAACTCGACGGTGATGACGTCGGCGCCGAGCGAGCAGGCGCCGCCGCCGCAGGTGCCCGTACCGGCCCGGCCGGTCACCTTCGGCCCGTCGGTGAGCGCGACCCGCCGGTAGCTGCGGCGGTGCGCGGCGTTGAACTCGGCGGCCGTCATGTCCTGGCCCGGACAGCAGTCGTACATGGTGACGCAGTCGCCGCCGCACTGCGAGCCCGTGCAGCCCTGGAGGGCCGCCGCCAGGTAGCGAAGCCCGAACTCGACGCCGCAGCACGTCGCGCCGAGCAGGATCCCCGTCACGACGATGTCCCGCGGCTGCACGCGCGCCGGCCCGAGCGAGCCGCCGCCCGTGACTGACGCCGTCACCGACCGCTTCACGGGGAAGTCATCGGTGCCCTCGACGCCGAGGACGAGGAACCCGGCGAACTCCGCCGACGCCGGGTCGCTCGGGTCGTACCACGGCGCAGGCGACGCGGCGTCGTCCGGCGTGGTGTACGGCTCGTCGCCGAGGACCTCGGCCGTGAACGTGTCGCAGGCGCAGATGTCCGACCCGCTGTCGAGCGGCGACCCCACGGTCCGCAGGTACTCGCGCAGCCGAGCCGTGTTCGTGATCTCCACGCCGCCGACGCTGATGTAGTCCGTCAACAAGGTCGACGCTCCTCACGCTCGTGCTGCTCGGCGCCGGTCACGCGAGCCTCGCCTGTGCCAGCCGCCGCAGGACGATCCGGGCGGTCTTCTCGGGGTCTTCCGCGGCCTGGATGGTCCAGTTGTTCGTGACGGCCGCCCCGCTGCTCGTGCTCGTACGCCGGGCGCCGCGGATCAGGTCGGCGACGCTCGACGCGTCGGAGGCTCGCGCGCGGCTCGACCGGGTCAGCGGGACCGTGCCCGAGCCGGCCGCGAGCGTCGGCGTCACCACGGGTCCGGCGATCTGCGCGCCGAGACCGGCGAGCGGCTTCGTCGCGGCGAGCGCGACCACCCGCGCCGCCTGCCGCGTCGACTCCTGCAACGCGCCAAGCCGGTCGAGGAGACCTAGCTGCAAGCCCTGCCCCGTCTGGTCGCCGATCCGGCGGAACACGACCGACGGCGACTTGATCCCGAGGGCCTTACGGATCGCGGTCTGCATGGACTTGGCGATCTTCAGCATCAGGTCGTCGATGTCCTTTTCCTGCGCCTTGAGGCCGGCGAGGAAGCCGCGCGATGCCTGCTTGCCCGCGTCGAACAGGTCGTCGGCGGCGTTCTTGCCGAGCGTGTTCGTCGCCGACACGAGCTGCGACTGAAGGCTGTTGATCCGCTTCAGCGTGCTCGCCGACTGGTCGGAGAAGAACGTCGCGAGCTGCGCCCCCTGCTGCGGCCCGAGCCCGATGATCTGCTGGAGCAGGTCCTTGCGCAGGCCGCGCTTCGACAGGCTGTCGATCTGCTTCGTGAAGTTCTTCACCTGCGAGACGGCGCTGTCGAGGCCCTCGGTGATGTTGAACAGGTTCACGCCGCCCTGGGTGAGGTTCTGAAGCGAGAACCCCTGGAGGGCGGAGGCGGCCGTGTTCGTGGCGAACGTCTGCGCGTCGGCGATTCGCTTCGCGATCGCGTCGCGCTGATTCGCGAGCGACGTCAGCCGTTTGTTGCCGTCGGCGACGAGCTTCAGCAGCGTGTCGTCGAGTTTCGTCTTCTTGCCCTTGAAGGCGTCGCGGATGTCCGCCGCGATCTTGTCGGTGGTCTGCTTGATCTCCGCCGCGCTGCCGGTCAGGCCGATGACGAAGCCCTTGCCTGTGTCGCGGCCGATCGCGATGAACACCTTCGACGGCGAGCCGATCTTCAGGACGTTCTTCGCCGCGCTGATCGCCGACGACACGACTTCCTTCGCCGCCGACGCGACCTGCCCGGCCATCGCCCGCACGCCGCTGATCAGGCCACGCACCAGGTCGCGGCCGACGCCCGCCAGGGCGGACGAGGCACCCGACAACGCGCCGCGGATTCTGCCTGGCAGACCAGTGAAGAACGAGGTCACCTGCGAGCCTGCGGAACGCGCGGCGCTCAGCATGGCCGAGCCCGCCGAACGGAACACCGACGCGAGTCGGCCCCCGAGCGCCGACAGCGCCGACGCCGCTCGCCCCGGCAACTGCGAGACGAAGCTGACCACGGACGAGATTCCCGCCGAGGTGGCCGCCCGGGCGGACGCCCACGCCGAAGTGAACCGCCCCGCGATCGTGGACCCGAGCGCCGCGAGCGCACCGCCGATCCGGCCTGGTAGCTGCTGGAAGAACGACAGCGTGGCCGAGATACCGGACGAGACGGCGGTCGTCGCTGCCGCCCAGGCGGAGGTGAACGCGCCGGCGATGGTCGACCCGAGCGACACGAGGGCCTGGCCGATCAGGACCGGCAGCCGCACGAACGGGAAAAGCACGAGGCCGATCAGGGTTCCGATCACCGTGCCGATCAGGGACGGCAGCGCTTGCAAGCCGGCGAGTATCAGGCCCGGCAGGGTCGTGAAGAACGTGACGACGGCGCTGAAGCCTGTCGAGATCAGTGCGCCGATCTGCGCGGGGAGCGCCGACAGGAAGGTGACGACGGCGTTGAACCCAGTTACCACCAGGTTGGGGAGCGTCGTCGTGAAGAACGCGCCGATCGTTGTCCCGAGGCTGGAGAAGAACGAGCCGATGCCGGACGCGGCGCCGCTGACGGAGGCAACGAGCGAGGTGAAGGCGGCGCTCACCGTGGCGGGCAGGGCGGTGATGAACGTGACGACGGACGTGATGCCCTGGACGAGGCCGGTCAGCGCGCTGACGATGCGCGTGATGATCGGTACGACGGCGTTCAGGACGAGCCAGCTCTCAAAGCCGACTTGGGCTTGCAGGAGCGGCGTGATCAGCGACAGGACCATGCCGACGAGTGGGGAGAGCGCCGTCGCGAGGTCGGCGACCGGCTGGACGAGCGGCAGGACCGCGTTGAAGACGGCGAGCAGAGCGCCCGTCAGGGTCGGCAGCAGCGGCAGGAGCGCGCCTGTGAGCTGTGTGATCAGGGGTACGACCGCGTCGACGACCTGGCCGATCGCGTCGGCGATCGGGGGCAGCGCGGGCGCGAGCTGGGTGAACAGGTCGGCGACGGCTTGGCCGACGCCGGTCACGAGCGGAGTCAGCGCGGTGACGAGCGTGGTGAACGCGTCCGCCAGGGGCGGAAGAATCGGCATCAATGCGGACACAAGCGCCGAAATGATTGGAGCGAACGCTTGTGCGAGGGCGGACAGAACGGGGGCGAGCGCCTGCGCGAGGACGGACACGAGTTGACCGGCGAGTGGCAGCAGTGGGGCGAGGCCAGTGACGACCTGGGCGATCGCCTGCCCGAGCGGGCCCAGGCTCGGGCCGATGGCTCCGAAGGCGTCAGCGAGGGCGACGGCGACGGTCTGGAGGCTCGGCGCGATCGCCGCCAGGGCGGGCCCGAGCGCGTTGACCAGGCCCACGACGGCAGGGCCGAGCGCGGTGAAGACGGGGGCCAAGGCGGGCGCGATGGCGCCGAGTTGCGTCACGAGCGCGGCGAGGATGGGGCGGAGCTGTGCCCCGATCGTCGCCACGGTGGCGAAGAGGTTCCCGATCGCCGTCTGGCCCTGCGTGCTGTTGACGAAGTCGGAGAGCTGTTGCGTGACTTGCTGGATCGTGCCCAGCACGCCGGCACCCGCGCCGGCCGCCGCGTTCGCGATGCCGCTGAACGCCGTTCTAAGGTTGCCGAGGATGTCGCCGAGCTGAGCGAACACCGTGAGCGCCTGGTCCACCCAGCGCACGGCGTCGCCGCCCTGGGCGGCCTGCTGGAGGAACTCTCCGAATCGCTGACCGGCGTTCGCGATGCCGCCGGCCAGCTCGGCGCCGAACGCCTTCGACACCGCCGCGGCGACTTGAAGGATGCCCGCGGTCAGCTTGTTCGTGGTCTGCGACAGGCCCTCGACGCTGAGCCCGGTCGCGTCGAGGATGGCCCGCACGTTGGACACGCCCTGCGTGCCCTGTATGTAGCCGAGCACGCCCTTCGCGGCGTCGCCCCACGCGGCGGCGATCCGGGTCAGCCCCGACTGCAAGGGCCCCTGTAGGGCTTGCGCCGTCTTCGTGATCTGCCCGGTGATCTGCTCGAAGAAGGCGTCTTGCACGGACGTCTTGAGGTCGTCGAACGCGGGCTTCAGGGCGCGGACTTCGAGGGCCGCCGCCTGCGCCGCCGGGCTGAGCTTCTCAAGGGTCTTCTGGAATGCCTCGGCGTCGCCCGTGAGCGCGGCAGAGAACGAATCCGCGACCCCGTCGAGCGCCAACTTCAGAGTGCCGAGCGCCGCCTGATACCCGAGGATGACCGCCGGGCCCGCCGCGATGATGCCGACCGCCGGGGCCAGGGCCGCCGTCAAGGCGATGACGCCCTGTGCGGCGCCCGCCGCGGCAATACCGATCGCGCCGAAGGCGAGACCCTTCGCGAGGATGCCGCCGACGCTCCCCGCGATGCGCCCGAGACCGGCCAGGGCCCGCGTGAACCGGTCCGAGTCGACGTTCGTATTGACCGTGACGTCGGGCGGCCTGTGTGCCCGTATGCGGGCGTCGAAGGTGTCGAGGTCGGGAACGACCCGGATCGAGACTTCTTGGTCGGCGAGCGCGGCACGCAGCCGCGTCATGAACTGATCCAGGTTCGGCGCTACCGGGATGTTCAGCGTGTCGATACCGCGAAGGCCGTTGAGGAGCTGCGCGTCGAACCGGCTCAGGTCCGGGTTGACCTGTACCGAGACACTGACGTCGCGAAGACCACGTTCGATGTTGCCGCGGATCCGAGCACCGATACCGATGGTCGCCCGGTCGAGCGCGGCCCGGATCCTGGCGCCCAGCAGCCGCGCATCCGCGATGACGCCCGTGTCGTCGAGCGTGATCGTGATCCGAGCGGACCCGTAGTCCTCGCTGTCGCCGGCCGGGGTGGTCACCGGGCACCCTCACGAATTCGTGAACGGTGCCCGGCCCATAACCAGTCGGCGAGCAGCAGCGCCGGGGCGCTGCCGTGATCTCCAGATTATCCGCTGCGCCGGCTCGTGAGCCGCGCATCTTCGCTCGCGACCTGGGACATGAGCGCTCGCGCCGCGTTCAGGTCCATCCGTGGACCGGCCGGTCGCGGCCGTGCCCCGCTCGTCGCCTGCCTACGAGCAGAGCGCGGCGGCGCGTACAGCGTCGTCCGGTTGCGCTGCCTCTCGGCGTCGTCTTCCGCCGCCGCGTCCATCGCGGATTCGGCGGCGTTCAGCATGCGCCTTAGCGTCCACGCGTGCGGGTCGACGCCTTGGAGGGCGAGGCTCCCGTCCCACGAGTCCCAGCCGGCCGTGATGCTGTCGCAGAGGCGGAAGACGACGTAGTAGGGCGGTCGCCACCTCCCCCGTAGAGCTCGACGACCCATTCGAGGAGCTCGACGATCACCCGCGTCGGGAAACGCAGGTCGTCGACGACGCGCCGGCCCGGCCGCTCGGCGGCACAGGCCTCGGCCTCGGCGAGGTCGTCGTACGAGGCGAGCACCTCGCCGGACGAGTCGACGACGTTCACACGGAGGAACTTCGCCGCTGACTCGGGCAGCATCTGCCGGGCGAGGAACACGCGCAGCGCGCGAACCGTACCGCGGACGACCGACGGGTCCGCCTCGCTCAGGTTGTCCAGGTCGACGCCCTTCGACTGCTGCGCGTCACGCATCTCGGCGTAGGCGTCCATGAACTCGTCGCCCATGACCTCGGGCTGAAATTCGAGCTCGATGTCGCCGATCTCGGCGACGTGTGGCTGTGTGTTCAGGGCAAAGGATTTACGCACAGGTCTTCCCTGTCTCCCGCTCCTCGCCCGGCCCACAACCAGCGGCGCATGAGGAAGGGTATCCGCGTGTGCCAACATGCGGTGACATGAGGCAATGGCAGCAGGAACAGCCAGACGACGGGCTGGACGAGGAAGAAATCGAGACGCTGAACTCGGGCGCTTACGCCGACGCGAGCGATGCAGAGATCTGCAAGGCGTCCGACCTCGGCGACCCCGTCGCATACGAGATCTTCGAGCGCTGGCCGAAGGAACGCCGCCAGGCCGCCACCCGAGCAGTAGACGCAGCCGATCAGGGCTGACATCGGCAGGTTAGCGCCCAAGCCGCAGGGCGCGCGCCAGGAAGTTGTTCGCCCGGGTGCCGGGGTGGCGAACCTGCTTGGCGAAGACGACGCGGCCGCCGGTCTCGAAGCGCAGCATCGCCGCTCGCCGCGGGTTCCTGGCCGACCGCGAACGGCGCGGCCGGATGATGTGCGGCCGCGTCCCGTCGAGGACGAACCTGACGGCCGGGTGGTCGCAGACGATGACGCCCTGAAGACCGCGCGGCCCCTCGGTGACGTCCCACGACACGTAATCGCCCATGCTGCCGGGCGCCTCGGCCTCCGCGATGTCCGCGACGCGCTCGGTCCGCTGCCGTAGCTTCCGCTCGACCGGTCCGCCGCGGCGCCGCAGCAGGCGCGCGATCACGCTCGGGTCGATCCTGACCTCGACACTCACGGGTTGACTCCTTCCTCGGGGCACGAGCAGCCAGGCAGCGCGATCGTGACGCGCTGCTCGACGCCGACACAGCCGCCCTCGGGCCCGATGATCCGTTGCGCGCCGACGACGAACTTCGGGCCACGCCGGGCCGGTCCGATGCTCGGCAGGCAGCAGTACAGGGCGTTCATGATGGTGACGGCGTCGACGTGCACGACCTGCGCCGCGGCGGCCTGCTCGTCGCAGGACGGCGGGCAACCGTTCCCGTCGGCAGTCGGCACGCACCGCAGCAGGGTGACGACCAGTTCGACGGCGGTCGCCGGCGGCCCGCAGTTGCGGATGCCCTGCACGTCGTTGGACTGTGTCGGGAACTCGCTCGACGGGTACAGCCGGGCCACGTTCACCGTGAGCTGCCCGCCGGCTTCGCCCGAGCAGGGGTCGGCGCAACTATCCCATGCGGGCGTGCCCGGCACGACACAGGACCGGCAGGGTGGACAGCCGGGCTGTCCGTCGACCTCGGATGCCGTCTCCTCCAACGCCGCGCACACACAGGCGAGGACGGCCTGAGCCATGTCGTGAACGGCCATCGCGCGAAGCGCCACGGCGGGGCCTCCTTATGGCCAGGTCTGCGCCCGTGGGCGCCGGAAGTCGGGTGAGTAGACGCGGCTCGGCGACGTCTGGCGGTAGGGGTTGACGGTCGTCAGCCACAGGTCGACGAGCGGCAGGCCGGTGCGCATCTCGGAGTAGATGAGCGTCGGGTCGCTGAACTCCTGGTCGACGCCCTGCCGGCTCAGCCGCGTGACGTTCGCCGGCATTTTGCAGCCGCACGACCCGGAGCCGCCGCAGCCCTTGAGGAAGTGGCAGACGAGTTCGCTGTACGCGGCGATCGCGGCGTCGTCGAGGTGCAGCCCGATCCGGTAGTGAACGGCGAACGTGCCGGGCTGCCCGAGCGGCGCGGCCATGTCCTGGCAGTCGGGCCAGCAGCCGCCGTCGGTCCGCACGAGCATCCCGGCGTCGTCGACGCGGTACGCCGTCGCGGGCAGGGTGACGCCGTCGACTTCGACGCCGAGCACGTCGTACACCGGCCCTTCGAGGCGGACTTCGCAGAGCTCGGTGCACGAGCAGTCGGAACGGCAGCCGCACACGCTCGCGTTGCGCCACGCCCCGTCGCTGCCGATGTACGGGATCCACGGCGAGCCGTACGACGTAGACGCCGCGAGCGGCAGTTCGTCGAGGCAGCGGCGACGGCAGGGGCGCACGGTGTACGGGCATGACGGACCCCACCGCCGGCCGGACAGGTTGAACAGGATCGTCGTCGCGACGCGGCGCCAACGGTCCAGGACCGCCGCGTCGACGCCTTCGGCCGCCGAGCAGCATGAGTCGTCGAACGGCCACGGCTCGCACAGCGGCGTTTGCAGCGCCATCTCAGGCCCTCTCGTCGACGTGGGGTGGGAACGGGGCAGCCGCGCGGCGCTCGGGCCGCGCGGCTGCCCTGTGGCCGCTCAGGAAGCCCACCGGGTCACGGCGTGGCCGGGACGGTCGCGTAGTCACACGACGGGACCGGCGGCGGCGTGGTGGTGATGAACGTCCGGCGGTGGCAGGACGCGTCGAGCGGGGTCAGCATCGGGCCCGGGGTGCCCGCGGCGTCGGCCGGCTGCACGTCGTAGGGGCCGACGCCCCACGAACCGCCCGCCTTGGTCGAGCCGGTGATCTGGAGCGTGACGGCTTCGCTGCCGATCTCCAGGTCGCCGAGCAGGCCGTTACTGACCCACGGCAGAAGGAAGTAGATCCACTGCCCTTCGGCGCCTTCCTCGCACTCGTTGCCGAGGACCTCGGCCCACAGCTCCAGCGCGAAGCCCGAGTCACACTTGACGGAGCAGGTGTCGAAGCCGATCGGCTTCCCGTCGAACCCCAGGTAGACGGGGTTACCGGTGAGGATCTCGATCAGCTCCGGGGAGACCGAGAACACGTTCAGTTCAAGATCGAATCCCCGGAACGTCGGACAGCCCTTCTTGTAGCCGCACACGCGGCCGTTGGCCGCCTTGTACTCGATGTCGTCGCCGTCGTCGGAGTTGTTGTTCATCGCCAGGCTGGCGAAGCAGTCGAAGACGAATCCGTTGAGACCGGCGACTGGATTCCCGCACTGGTCGAGGCGCGTGACGCGCATGACGTCGGCGTTGGCAATGAGCGGACAGGACACGGCCGCACCCTCCTGAAGGATCAGAGGGCCCGGCCCAAAACCAGCGGCTCAACGTTGAGTTTATCTGTCGACGATCAGCGCTAAGGGGCCGTCGCCGTCGCGTGCACGGTGACCCCCGCCGCGGGCGTACCCGAGGCGAGGACGCCGATACCGAGGACGGTCACGCCGGCTGCCTGAAGCACGTTGACCGTCGTCGACGTCGCGGTGTTCGCCGAGATCCGCGCGGAGCGGAATCCCGCCCCCGCCTCGATGGCGAGCGCGACGACCGGCGGGCCCGGGAACGCCCCGGCGGGCCAGTTGAAGACGGCCGAGCCGTTGGCGTCCGTGACGGCAGTCGCGCGTTCCTGCCGTCGCTGCGGCGCCTCGTAGTCCCCGGCCGTGCTCATCAGATCTCGCGGGTCGACGAGACGAGGAAGTCACTGCCCGCGACGCCGGTGAATACGTAGGCGTCTTGCAGGCTCTCGCCGGCGTCGCCGCCTCGATCGACGCCCCACGTGAGCGAGGTCCCGGCCGCGACCGCGACCGGCGCGCCGCCGCCGATCGCGACGGTGGGGGTGCCGGCGTAGACGAGGAGCGTGATCGAGCGGGCCCCGGCCGGGATGGTGATCGCGCCCGCGGTGGTCTGCCGCTGGATCGTGCCGTCGAGGACAGGGTTCGGCGGGGCTACAGGTGCCTCGCAGCGCCGTACGGTCCCGACGGGCACGTACGCGGCGCCGTCGAGGTTCGTGTCCACGTGGGCCAGGGCGCCGGTGTCGTCGAGGACGTAGCGGCGCAGGAACGCGCCGTTCGAGTCGCAGAGGATCTCGTACTCGACGTCGGGCCTGCTGGCCGCGACGCTGCCGCTCGTGCCGGACATAAGGGCCTCCCAGGGAGATCGGGGGTCACGCGACGCGCGCGTACCGCAGGGTTGTTTGCTGGAGCGCGCCGGAACCGATACCGGCAACCTCGGTGGTCCCGGAAATATCGGTCCGAGAGGCTTCGAGCCGGATCGTCCTCGGGGACGTGACCGCGTAGGGAACGCTGATCGCAGCGGAGTCGTTCCACTGCAACGCGGTCGCGGCGCCCCCGGCGAACTCGGCGATCTGCACGACGATGGCCTCACTGAAGGGCACGACGGCGCCCGCAGTGACGTCCCACAGGCGGGCGCCGATGAACGCGTTCTCCCCCGTGGACATTCGGCCGATGTTGCCCCGGACCACCGCGTCGAGGTGGTAGGTGCCGGGCGCGGGAAGTGCGAGCGAGAGCCCGAGGTCGACCCATGCTCCGGAGGCGGCCGGCATGAGGTCGACGCCTGCCGGCAGTACGGCGAAGCCGTTGCCGCGGATGCTGATACTGGCTGCCGTTCCGGTCATGCCGGGGTGTCTCCTTCCGGAGCGACCCAGTGGGCCGTGATGCTGACGCGTCCGTCGCCGTTGCTGACCACCGCAGCGGTTCCGCTCGTTCCGAGGCGACACGCCCCGAGTCGCACGGTGTCCCCGGCGACGAACGCGTGCATGCCCTGGCGGCAGGCCGACGCCTGGATCTGCTTGCCCTGATCGAGCGCGGCTTCGTTGTGGTAGATCACCAGGGCTTCGGTGCCTGGGACGAGCGCCCCGTTTTTGTACAGGCTCGCGACAACACCCGTGTCGATGGCCGCCGCTCCTGGCGCCGGAAGTTGCGCGACGCCGCGCACCTGGTAAGTGACCTCCCACACCCCAGCGCGCGGGATGACCAGCGTCGGCAGCTCGGTGACGACTTCCCACGCGCGGCTTGCTCCGGTGAGCGAATGGAGAAAATCGGTCGGTGCGGTCTGCGCCCATGCCGAGTCGACGCCGATCCGCCAGGTTTGCGGGCAGTCGCCGTCGACGGGAGGTGTGACGGTCAGGCCCGGGTTCACTCCGATCAGCACCTCGGGCACGAGCAGCCCGGATGCCGTCTCGGCCAGCGCGTTGCACGGGGCCGGATCAGGTCGGGATCGGATGCTGGCTGCCGTTCCGGTCATCAGTCGCTGACCTTCTGCCACATGATTCCCTGCTGGGGGATGCCGCTGGCCAGGTAGTGCTGAAGGTTGGCGTTGGCCTGTGTTCCCCCGTCGGCGGTCGCGCGCAGTCCTCGGATCTCGAATGTCGTCGGAGCGGTGATGGTGACGAACCCCTCGCATATCGCGTTGCCGCCGATGCTCTTGAGGCCGGTCTCCGGGTTCACCGTGCCGGGCTCGTCGTGAAGGAGCACCCATCGCGGGCTGCCGGTGACGAACTGATTCGTCGTGGTGTTGAACCACAGAGCCGTAATGGAGGCGATGTGACGGCCGTTGAAATTCCAGGTCGCGAGGGCGAAGAGGTGCGCGGTGAGCCGGTACACGCCCGGCTCGGGAAGCAGCACCTGGGAGTTCGGCAAGACAACCTGCTGCCCGATCGCCGACGTCCGCAGATCCGCCGTACCAGCGACACGGGACCCGAAGACAGGCGTCAACCGGGCCCCGACCGTCCAGGTCTCCGGGCACGCCCCGGCGGCCGGAGGTGTCACGTCCACGTCGACGGACCGCTCGGTGCCCACCGCCGTTCCCGGAGCGATGCCCGTGACCTGTGTACGCGGCACAAGCAGGCCACTCGCGGTCTCCGTCAGAGCGTTGCACGCCGCCGGATCGAGCTTGGGGTCGATGCGGTACGTCCGCCCGCACGCTCCGGCCATCAGTCGCTCACCTTCTTGAAGCGGAAGTTGTTGGCCCAGACGACTTTCTGCGAGGTGACTCCGGAGTCGGTACGCCAGGACCCTTCAACTCGGATCGTGGTCGGCCCGGCCACCTGATACAGCGCCGCCGCCGACGCGTCGGCCTGTATGCCGTTCGTGCCCGTGGCGTTCTGGTCGGTGAACAGGATGATGCGCCGAGCGGACAGCGGTATTGCGGCGCCGGCGGTGACGTCGAAAAGCCTTGCGTCGATGATCGCGTTCGTGACGCCGGCCCCCCACGCGATGGACCCCTGCACGTCCGCGATCAGCTCATAGACCCCGGCTTCCGGAAGCACCAACTGCGCGCTCGTGACGGGCACCCACACGTTGGCGGCAGCAGCGTCGAGGCTCACGGCGCCCGAGGTCTGCCCGGATACGGGCGTGAGGCGGGCGCCGACCGTCCACGTCGCCGGGCAGGCCGCCGCGGCGGGCGCCGTCACGTCCACGTCGACGGAACGCGACGTACCGACCGCCGTTCCGGGCGCGATGCCCGCCACTTCGGTGCGCGGCACGAGCAGCCCGGCCGCCGACTGTTCGAGGGCGTTGCAGCCGGCCGGATCGAGGCGCGGCACAGTGCGGACGCTGCCGCAGCAGTTACCGGCCATCACTCACCGCCGGTTGGGGCGGGGAGCGGGTCGGCCGCGAGGTCGGGCAGGCTCGCCAGGTAGGCGGCTTCGTCGACTTCCTCGTAGCCCAGCTCGGCATACGGGGAGTCGTCTCGCAGGTTGTAGACGACCTGAACGCCCTCACCGTCCTTCGCAAAGTAGCGAGGGTTTCGGACCGGCTCCGCGGCCTCGATGGTCTCGTCGCTCATGGCGCGCCTCTCCTTACCGGTAGGTCCAGTTGAGCAGGTAGTTCGCGGCGGCCGTCGTGCCGACGAACGTGGCGTGATCAAGCGTTGTGTCGTCGTCCTTGGCGACGGACCACGTCATCGTCACGCCGGCCGGGATCGTCACGTTCGCTCCGCTCGACATCGTCACGGCGACGAAGCCCGAGAGAACCGTCAGGGTGACGCTCTGCAAGCCGGAGAACTCGGCGGCGAGTTGCTGGTTGGCGATCCCCGTGACGTTGCGAACGCCGGTCAGCACAGGACCCGGAAGCGCATCCGCCGCAGTGCATTCCACGGGCGCGACCGGCGCGTAGGGCTGGGTGAGGTCTCCGTCGAGGTAGGTGCCCAGCAGGGTCGGGGCGGCGCCGTCGCACGGGTCGACGGCCCACAGCTCGGTGTACGTGACGTCACCGGTGCCGTCGCCGTCGGTGTCGTCGCAGCCGCACCGCTCGATCACTTGCTTCGTGCACGACTCATTGGCGCCCGGGCACGGAACGACCGTCGCCCCGTCGGGGAGGGCGTCCTGTCGTACGCCGAGGTCGTCGAGGTAGTACATCTCGCCGTCGGTGCAGACGACCTGTGTCCACTCAAGGTATGCGGAGGCGTCGACGTCATACTCGGCAATGACGTGCAGGAGGATCCCCGCCGCGCCCGTCGGGAACACCGTCTCCCGGACGTGGACGACGATTTCGTTGACGCCCGCCTGTGCCCCGGGAACCGCCGTCGGCGCGAGAGTGTAGGGCGGTGCGGTGTGGTTGCTGTTGACGGTCTGCCAAGCTCCCCCGTTCAGCCGCCACTCCACGGCGACTTGGTCAGCGTTCAGCGCGGTCGCCGAGATACGGATGGTGGCCGGGTCGGCGAACGACGGCAGTTGGAACGAGGCGCGCCCGTACCAGTCGGGCGTGCCTGCGGTGATCGCCGGACCCTCGCCCGGCAGGCCCGTGTTCGCGAGCTGACTGTCCGGGTGCGGCGCGATCCAGTGCGCCGTGCCCTCCGCGGTGCCCGGGTCGACGGTCGTCCAGCCGGGGTATACGCCGACCCGATAGGTCGGGAACCAGGGACCGGCGAGGCTCTGCCCCCATGTCCAATCGGCGTCGACTCCGCTGGTGGCCGCGCCCGGATTGCTCAGGAACTCCACCCGCCCGGAGGGGCGGACGCAGATCGGGGTGAGCTCGCATTCCGCGGGCTGGCACTGTCCCACGGCGCCCGTCGGGGCGTACGCGGTTTGTCCGTCGAGCGTGGTGTCGCGGTGGTCGGTCAGGGCGCCGGTCGCGGCGTCGTAGACGTAGTGCCGCAGGAACTCGGTCACGGTGCCGTCGGCGGCGGTGTCGCACAGCAGCAGAGGTTCGATGTCGTATTGCGGCTGGGACGCCCCGGAGTCCGCGCACTGGCGGACAGCCCCGATGAGGGTGTAAGGAGTGACGCCGTCCAGGGCGGTGTCTGTGGTGCGAGTGACCGCGCCGTCGCAGTCGCGGCAGATGGTGCGCAGGAACTGCCCGCTGGGGGTCGCGCTGACGGCGCCGACCCAGTAGTCGAAGAACCGCCCGCACAGGGCGATACGGCTGTTGGGCGGCGGCGCCGTCGTGAACTGCGTGACCGCGCTCGCGGTACGGAAGCGGGCGCTCGTCTCCACCTGCGGGTCAGTCACATACGAGCAGGGCTCGGCCGGGGTGGTGTCCGACGTGCGAGTCAGCACACCGGTTGACGCGTCGTAGGAATAGCCGGTCGGCAGGTGCACGACGTCCAGCCCGGCGGGGAGCTGAGCCGTGTTGAGAGACGAGTTGACCGCGTTGAAGTGGAGATAGACCGAGAACTCCACGACAGACGGTCGCGAGAACGTCCACTTCGTGGGGGCAACAGAAGGGTTGGGGAAGATGTGCAGCCCCCACCATGATCCGTCGCTGTTGTTGTAGGCGGGCGGCATCGCCTGAGTCCCGGCGGTGTTCGTCGCCGTCCAGGTCACGCCGTTCGACAGGCTTCCGGAAGCGGCGGCACCGGTGATCGTGGCCTCGGTGTCGGCGCCGTCGTCGCACAGCAGCAGCGTTTCGCAGTGCTGGCAGTCGGTCGGTTCGCAAGTGCTGGCCGTGCCGAGCACGGTGTACGCCGTGGTGCCGTCGAGCTCGGTGTCCGTGGTGGAGGTGACCGTGCCGTCGCAGCCGCGGCAGACGGTGCGCAGGAACGGGTACGGCTGCGCGGGGGCGGCCTCGATGTTGTCGAAGCCGATGGCTCCGCCTGTGACAGACGCTGTGAAGTCGACGCTGTTCGCGACGCGCGGCAGGTAGATGTACGTGATGTAGTCGCCTGCGTTCGCCCCTCCCGAGGTGTCGCCGGACATGGTCGACGTCGCGTCAGCGGTGAGGATCCTCGTCGCCGGGGCGTAGGTGTGGTGCGAGGACAGCGACAGCACTTCCGCGCCGGGCGGCAGGGTCAGCGTCTGGTCGTGGGCGAGGCTGACGCCGATACGGATTTGAGCAGGCTTCGAGGTGGACAGCGTCGACGTGAGAGACGCGGCGGTCGGCAGCCAGCTCCGCATGTTGGTGTCGGGGTAGACGCCGCCGGCGGGGATGTTCCGCGTCCAGGTGACCGTGACGCCGTTCGCGAGCGTCTCGGGCGTGGCCTGCCCCTGCACCGTGGCCCATTCGCCGGGGCCTGGCGTGACGTCGCAGAGCTGCACCGTCTCGCAGGTGAGGCACGGCGACGAGCAGACGCCGACGGTGCCGGTCGGTGTGTAGGCGGTGCCGTCGAGGAGGTAGTCACTGTGCCCGGTGATCGCGCCGTTCTCGTCCCGGCGGAAGTCGCGCAGGAACTCGGTCACCGTGCCGTCGGCGGCCGTGTCACACAGGACTACGGCGTCTTGCTCGGGCTGCTCCACCCCGGCCGGGCAGGTCGTCACGGTGCCGGTCGGCGTGTAGGTGCCGCCCGTGACGGCGTCGACGAGGCGCACGGAGGCGATCGCGCCTGTGTCGTCGTAGGTGTACTCGATCAGCACCAGGCCGAGGACGTCGCCGGTCGCAGGATCGATGTCGCAGAACGTTCCGGACACCTGGATCGAGCGGCTGTCTCCGCATGCCACGGTGCCGGCGGGGGGCGCGCCCGCGCTGTACGCGCCGCTCGTCAGGTTGAGCCAGCCCTCGGAGGTGACGGTGCCGGTGCAGTCCCGGACGACCGTGACCGCGATCGGGGTTCCGTCCGCGAGGCACAGGCCAACCGTCGCGGTGGGTTCGGTCGGTGAGGCGCAGGGGGTTTCGGTGTCGCACTGGCCGACCGTTCCCGCCACGGTGTACAGGGTGGTGCCGTCGAGGGTGGTGTCCGTGATGGTGGCGGTGCCGTCGCAGTCACGGCACAGGTGCCGCATGAACTGCGTGGGCGTGCCGGGGCAGCCGGTGACCGGGACGGGGCCGGCCGTGACGGCGCCGGCCGTGACGGTCCACGTCTTGGCGTCCGGCTGCTGGTCGGGGCCGGTCTCAAGGTCGAACTCGATCGTGACGTCACCGGCGAGGACGGCGGCCACGGGAACGGTGTTCGTGATCGTCGCGGTGCGCGTCGAGCCGGGCGTGAAGAACACACCCGAGCCCTGGCCGAAGTTGTCGACGCCAGGAAGGAGGGTGGTGCCGTTCCACATGGACAGGCGGCCGTACCAGTCCCATCCGCCGCCGGGGCCGTCGTTGGTGTACGTGACGGTCGCGGTGAGGTCGACGGTGCCGGCCGGGTCGAGGTCGCCGCAGGCGGCGTCGCCGAGCGAGACAATCACTCCGTAGTGGGTATGCGCGCCTCCGTCGGAGCCGCCCGGGGCGGCGCCCGGCACGCTCACCGTCTGGCCCGTCCAGATCGCCGCGGCGTCCGCATCAGTGCCGCGCCTCGGGGCGCCGCTGATGAGCTGGTCGTTGCGGACCTGATAGCCGGTGACGGTGACCGGCGCCGTGCTCGTCGTGACGGCTGCCGTGTCGCACAGGATGAACGTCTGGCAGTCCGGGCAGTCGCTGGATTCCGGGCACTGCTGGAGGGTGCCCTGCACCGTGTAGGCGACGCCCGTCGTGGGGTCGACCGTCCGCGTGGCGACGCGGGCTCCGCTGCTGGTGTCGTAGACCGGCTCGACCAGGACCAGGCCGGCGACCGTGCCGTCTGGGAGGACGTCGCACAGGAGCAGCGTCTCGACGTCGACCCGCGCGGCGGCCGGGGTGGGGCTCATGATGATGGGGGTCTGGCCGCAGCCGCAACCGCTCACAGGTCTACTCCCTCAGTCCAGTTGACGACGACAGCACCCGTCGTCGCGGTGATCGTCAGTGGCCCGATGAGCCGCACGTCCATGTCTCTGGTGATGGACCACTGGGCGGTCTCGCCGTCGAAGAGCGTGCTCGTGCCGTCAGCGGTGATGACGGTGCCGGTCCCGCCGCGGGCGGTCGCCTGGACGGCGCGCAGCGTGCCGTACTGGGAGGCGTCCCACACCTTGCCCGGGGCGAGCTGTACGCGGTGCGCCTGCACGCCTACCGGGCGCTCGACGACAGGGTCCGGGGTGTCGCAGTCGACCGGCGCGACTGGCGTGTACGGCGTCGACAGGTCGCAGGTGTACGTGCCGAGCGAGGTAGGCGTGCCCGTGCAGTCGACGCCGAGGAGCTCGACGTACCAGGCGTCGGCGATGCCGTCGCCGTCCGTGTCGTCGCACCTCTCCGCCTGCACGATGTTCCGTGCCGGGCACGGCGGTTCGGGGCAGCACTCACCGCCGCCGGCCTGGCACTGGCCGGGCTCGCCGGTGACCGTGTACGGCTCCCCGTCGAGGGTGGTGTCCGTGACAGAGACGACCGCGCCGGTCTCACAGTCGGTGGTGACGTTGCGGAGGAACTGCGTGTCGCATCCGGTCTGGTCGTAGACCACCGTGGCGGCGAACTCGTCGAGCTGCCACCCGGTACGGCGCGGCGGCGGGCAGGTGGCGCCGCTGTCGTCGTAGGCGTCGAACGCGACCACGACGGCGATGTTCCCCGCGGCGAGGTCGGCGGCCGGGACGTCGGCCTCGGCGGTCAGCGTCCCGGTCCACCCGGCGGGGGTGTCGGGCGGGGCAAGGGCGAGGCCGACCCGGTTCGCGTCGCCGGGGCCGTTGTAGAGACCGAGGAACCCGGTTGCACGGCAGCCGTTATCCGGACCGAGCTGGGTGACGTCGACCTGCACCGTCACGTGCGCGGTGCCGGCGTCGCAAACGGGCCGCGGGGCCTGGATGACCGCCGCGGCGGTGCGGACGGTGCCACCTGTGCCCGGCTGCGGGCCTGACGCGGCCGGGAGGGTCAGCGTGCCGCCGTCCCACAGCGCTTGCGCCCCAGGTGTGGCCACGCCCGTGGTGTACGGGTAGTACGGCGCACCGGGGGTGTCCGTGAGGGTCGGGGTCGGTGCCCCGTCGGCGGGCAGGTCGCACAGCAGGAGCGTGCTGGCGTTGCGGCATGGCTCCGTCGCGGGCGGGGTGCTCGCGGGGGTGCACTGGCCGACTTCCCCGGTCGGCTCGTACGGGTCCCCGTCGAGGGTGGTGTCGGTGACAGCGGTGACGGCGCCGTCACAGTCGAGAGTGACGGATCGCAGGAACTGCGTCTCGCATCCGGCCTGGTCGTAGACGACGCGGGCGGTGAACTGGTCCACAATCCATCCGCCGACGTGGGCGGCAGTGTGCCAGGTCTCCAGCGCGCTCGCGAGGTGGACGTCTCCGGCGGCGACGTCGGCGGCCGATACCTGCCCGGACACGGTGAGGGTGCCGGTGTAACCGACCGGCGCGTTGTTCGGGGTGGTCACGACGGCAACGCGGGTACCGCCGGACCACAGGCTCCAAATGCCGTTGCCGCCGAACGCCGACGAGGGGCCGGTGCGCTGAACGCGGATGCTGGCCGTGATGGTGGCGGTGCCTGTGTCGCAGCCGGGCCGCTCGGCCTGGAGGTTTGCCGCGACCGAGCGGAGGTGCTGGTTGATGTGGCCGGGGCCGGGGCCGGTGTCTGCTGGGATGGTGATGGCGCCGCCGGACCACAAAGCCGCGGCGCCGCCGGGCAGTGGTTCCGCCCCGAGGCCGGCCCCTTGGTAGGCGGTGGGGTTGGTGTCGCTGACCGTGGGGGTGGGCTCGCCGCCGCTCGGCAGGTCGCACACGAGGAGCGTGCTTGCGGTGCGGCACGGCTCCGCTTCGGGCACGCATTGGGCGACGGTGCCAACCGGTGTGTAGGGGGCGCCGTCCAGGGTCAGGCTGACCACAGCGGTGACTGCGCCTGCGGCGTCCTGAACCAGCTTGCGGATGAACGGCCCGTTGTCGTCGCACAGCACCAGCTCCCCGTGGAACACCTGGGGAATGACGGGGACGGGACCGGGCACTTCGGTGGGGCACTGGCCCACGGTGCCGGTGACCGTGTACGGGGCGCCGGCCAGGGTGTAGTCCGTGTGGCCGACGATTTGCCCGTTCTCGTCGCGCCGGAAGTCGCGGATGAACCGGGTCACGGTGCCGTCGGCCGCGATGTCGCAGAGGACGACGAGGTCTTGTTCCGGCTGGTCGACGCCGGCCGGGCAGGTGGTGATCGTGCCCTGCGCGGTGTAGGCCTGTCCGGTGGTGGCGTCGACGAGGCGGACGCTCGACACGCTGCCGTCTGCCGCGTAGGTGTACTCGATCAGGACCAGGCCGACGACGTTCCCGTTCGCGTCGACGTCGCAGAACGTGCCGGTCGTCGAAATGCTGCGGGACTCGCCGCACGCCACGGTGCCGGCCGGTGGCTGCCCGGTCGAGTAGGCGCCGGTCGTGAGGTTGATCCAACCCTCTTCGCGGGTGACGCCCTGGCAGTCGCGGGTGACGACGACGGCGATCGGCGTCCCGTCGGCGAGGCACAGGCCCACCGTCGCGGCCGGCTCGCGCGGCTGCTCGCAGTCCGAGGTCTGCGAGCAGTCGCGGACGGTGCCCATCACGACGTGCGGGGCTTCGCCGTCGAGCGCGACGTCAACGTACCCGGCGGTCCCATCCGAGACGAACGTGAACCGGCGCAGGAACGGGCCCGAGTCGTCGCACAGCAGTTGCGTGTGACACGCCATGCTGCCGTGCTCGCAGTCGACCGGCGCGACCGGCGCGTACGGCGTTGACGGGTCGTCCTGGTAGGTGAGCAGCAACGACGTGGTGCCGTCGTCGCGAACGCACCACAGCTCGCTGTAAGTGGTGTCGGCGAGGCCGTCGCCGTTCGTGTCGTCGCAGCGCTGGACGCACACCGTCTCGGCGCACGCCGTCGAGCACGAACCGCAGCCGGTCGGCGCGGGTCCAGCCGTGAAGATGCCGGTGGTCGGGTCGGTCCAGCCGGCGACCTCGGGCGGGAACACGGTCCCGCCGCAGTCGGCGCACGGCGAGCGCAGCACGACGAGGATCATCCGGCCGTCGTCGCAGCAGAGCGGCTGTGCGGTGATGGACGGCGAGCAGCAGGCGTCACCGGTGCCGCCGCCTCCGCCGCCGCCTCCGCACGAACAGGGGGTAGGGACGAGTGCCATCAGCGGGCCCCCTCCGTGTGCGCCTGTCGGCGGTGGGTGTCCCGGCCGCGCCGGGTGTCGAACTCGCGCGGGCACAGGTCGCACTGCCACGGCCCGGCGTTCCCGTCGCCCTCGGCGGGAGTGGTGGTCGTGTCGCTGCTGCCCCCTCCGACAGCAGCGCTCGTCGACTCATCACGCGCGGCGTTGGACGCGGCGAGTTCGGTTGCCACCGTGACGGCGTCCATGGCGCGCTGGATCGCCTCGGGCGGGGTGGCGGCGACCATCGCCGCCACCC